TACAAGACAAGAGATCTATGGTTGGATAATAGCAGGTATATCAATTGCAACCTTAATTACTGTTTTAATGTAAAAAAACCGCTATAATAAAAGCAACAGGTCTGCGAAATATGACAGATGAATTAAAAAAATTAGTTGCAAATAAGCAAGAGATCCCGCATAACGAGGATCTCGGGAATAACTACTATCCAAGTGGTTGGAAACCTAATGTAGAATACAATAGCAAAACTAAAGTAGGCGAAGTTACAGCTGTTGTTCGTAAAAAAGATACCACCTTTGATAATATTCTTGAATCAAATGGTTTTGATCCTAATGAATTTGAAGTAGCACAAGATACAGTACGTTACAGTACATGGCAAACACAACTTAAAGGCGGGGAAGTAGCCGACTTATATGCTTATAAGTTTCAAGTAAAGAAAATAAACCCACATCACGACGCATACTACAAAGAACTTCTCAAAGAAATAAAGACTAAGAAGCCCTTAAAAGATAAAAAAATTAAAGGATCAAATGCTTTTCTTTACCTAATGGCCGATTGGCAAATAGGAAAAAAAGATTTCGGAACTTTGAATACTGTTAACTTAATAAAAGAAAGCATAGAAAAGTCTAAAGAACGTATTAAAAACTTAAACAAAACAGGATATCCTATTGATGAAATTTATATAGTAGGACTTGGGGATTTAATCGAAAACTGTTTTGGCTTTTTTCCGCAACAACCCTTCAATATTGAAATAAACAAATCTGAACAATCGCATTTAACTAGACGTATGATCTTAGAAATTGTAGATAACTTCTTACCTTACGCAAATAAAATATATTTAGCAGGAGTTCCCGGAAATCACGGTGAAAATAGATCTGGAAAGGGTGACGTAGTAACTTCAAGACTAGATAATGAGGATACAAATTGCATACAAATTGTTGGCGAAATTATGTCAGAGTCGGAAAGATTTAAGAAAGTTAAGACAACAGTACCGGATTCGCACCATTTAGCATTAGATATCAAGGGAATACGTTGCGGATTTACGCACGGCCACATGGGGACAGGTGCAGGAGATCCTTGGGGAAAAATAGAAAGACTTTGGAAAGGCCAGATGTTTGGTTGGAAGCCCTTAGGTACTTGTGAGATCTTATATAGTGGTCATTATCATCACTTAAGAACTGTACAACAAGCAGGAAGAACGTGGTTTCAAGCGCCAAGTCTAGACGCTTCGCACGAATTTGAAGAACGTACAGGCTATGGAACTAATCGTGGTGTTTTGACAATGACTATAAATAAAAATGGTTGGGATAATTTAAAAATATTATGAGAATTATGTGTATAATAATGAGTGGTCAAGCTTATGAAAATAATAGGAATAGAAAATAGTGGGGCAAACCCAATGTTGCTTATTGAAAGTGATGAAAAGGAAATAACTTTTCACAAACTTCCAAGAGGTGTTTTGCGCGTTAATCCTACTGATATAAAAGAGAATGTTACTTTACAGCCTCTTGATCTCGTGCAGTATCCCAATACCTATAACGCCGGATAACTTAACAGATTATAGAGAGTGCAGAATTGCTAATGAGCAAGTTAGCTTCGTAACTCAATACGAAGATATAATACAACAATATTTCAAGACAGAAGAAGATCAACGCCAAGCTATGAGAATTATTTTTTGTGAAAGTTCCGGAAGATCTAACGCCGTAGGCAAAAATAAGGACGGATCTTACGACAAAGGCCTATGGCAATTTAATGATCGCACTTGGGAATGGCTTACACCTAAGCTAAATATTACCGGATCTCGTTTCGATCCAATACTATCAACTAAAATAGCAAGTTGGCTTATATACAATGACGGTTGGAAACATTGGAACAGTAGCAAAAAATGTTGGTATAATGGATAGTAAAAAATAAGGAGCGTTATGTCGATAGAAAATATGCGTTTTGAAACAGTAAACGTAAAAGAGTTAAAAGAATTTCCAGATAACCCAAGAATTGGCGATGTTGAAGAAATAAAAAAATCTTTAGTTGCTAATGGCCAATACAAACCACTAATAGTTAATACGCAAACAGGACACGTATTGACTGGAAACCATACGTTAAAAGCTTTAAAAGAATTAAACATTGAGGAAGCGTATGTAAACTATATTGACATAGATCCGTCTAATGAAAAAAAGATTGTATTAGTAGATAACAAGCTTACTGATAACAGCACATACGATTCACAAGCATTAGGCGATATCTTGCAAGAACTAATGGACGACGGTGAATTAATTGGTACCGGTTTCGTTGCAGATGAAGTTGACGATCTAATAGCTACATTAGGCGAAGCGCCAATAGTTACAGAGTTTGAAAAGTTTGAGGGCGGATATGCACTTGACGATGAAGAAATAGAAAAGCTTAAAGACAATTATATATCTACTGAAGTTGCTAACAAAGAAGCTAGAGGCGGGGAACGTTTAAGAGATGTAATGTTACATTATCCGGAATCTAAATATGAAAACTTTGTAGAAATGTTGGGATCTCTTGCTGATAAGTTGGATCAAAAGAAAACAGATACAGTATATTTAGCTGTTGAGTTCTTTTATAAAACTCATTTTGACGGCAAAGAGGATCCACAAAACCCTTTAAAACGTTTCTTTAATGGATCTTCTTAAAGATTATCTAGAGTTTCACAAGAAACAATCTTATTCTACGGACATGGATCCGGCCTACCCTGTTTTAAAAGAAATCATAACAGCCCTTAAATTATCTAAAGAGCAGGGTGTTTGGCTTACGTTTGTATATGTAGCTTATTACCATATTGGATCTGCTTTAAAAGTATTTGAGCAATATCCAGAGCCATTCTTATTTCAAGATAAGTTTTACAAGTTACCGTGTGCAACAGAAAGACGTAACCATAGGCAAGTTAAAAACTTAGAGCGACATATAAAACATATTGTAGATAAAGCACAATGGAATGACGGCTTAGACAATTGGCTATCTGAAGATTTATGTTTACACCCAAAGATGAATTGGGAACTTATACAAGATAAATTGCTGAGTATATGGGGCAATGGCCGTTGGGCTAGTTATAAGACAGGCGAAGTGCTATGGAAAGTAAACGGATATAACTTGGAAGCTACTGATATGGGACACGCGCATAGTTCTGGGCCAAGAAAAGGTTTAGAGCTTTTATTTCCTAGTATTCCTACCGGTAATAGTGCCTTAGAAGTTAAGAAACTAAATATGCTATCTGAAAAGCTTGTAAGGTTTATGAACGATAAAGGATATAAAGCAACTATTGAAACTGCTGAAACAAGTTTGTGTGATTTTAATAGTATGTTTAAAGGTAAATATTATACCGGTATTGACATTGATCATATGCAGGAAGATCTTTTACAAGTGCCTAGTATTTACACAGATCTAGCATTTGAATCGAGAAAAAAACATATACCGAATGAATACTTAGGCGAATTGAATGGGTGGATCGGTGTAAGAAAAGAAAAGAAAAAACAATATGCAGTTGAACAAATCCGTAACTAGAGAAGAACTTGTATCACTAATAGAACATATTAAAGATTGGGAATATAAAGGCGCTGAAAGTAGTAAGCAACATTTGAAAAATGCTTTATTCGATTGGGATAGAGAAAAACAATGGGAAAAGGGTACAGCCAAAATATTTGCTTTAAACAAATCTTGCTACGCATTTATTACTTATACAACTAGAGATCCAAGACATTGTACATTAAGACATTTCTTCACTTTAGAAAACGCACGTGGGCAAGGATTAGGAAAGCTTATGATAAATATTTGTTTTAGTGATATGAAACAGCACCAAGTTAGATACTTTAGATTTTTTGCTAATAAACCTGCTATTGAGTTCTATGAAAAAATTGGTTTTAGGTGGCACGGTAAAGGTAAAACCGGTTTACCATTTACTTATTGGGATATAGATAAAGGCGAACTAGCGCCTCTACCTAAAGCACAAGAAAGATATGTTGTATGAAGATAGCAATAATTGGTAATGGTATTGCAGGATCTAGCGCTAAAAGGATAGCACAAGAGTTCGGACATGAGCCAACAATTATATCGACAGATAATGCTTCCGCTTCTAAAAGTGCTTTGGCGACTATTAGGCCTACATGGTTTACAAAATCACAACAAGTTAATATTGAAAGATCTTGGTCTTGGTATCTTAAATGGGACGCAACTGTAAGTAGAAACGCAGTCGTATCAAGTTGGAAAGATCCAAGCATGATTAAAGAACAAGACGATTGGTGGCTTGTACAACCTTTAAGAGTTTTAGAAAAACCAGACATTGTAGGTATGGTGCCTTATGTAGATCTACTTGCTAAAAACTATGACGCTGTTTTAAACGCAAGTGGCGTTAGTGTTAGTAGTGATTTAAATAGATTTTGGGGTGCTACTTTAGTTTCAAAGACAGCAAAGGCCGATAATATGCCTTTTAGGATCCACCATTTAAGGCCATATCACAGCGTACATATTGTTCAAACAGAAAATGCTATACGAATAGGATCAAGTATAAGTAAAGATAAACAAAAATGTTATAACGAAATTTATAGAATGAAAGAAATATGCGAAGAATCAGGGCTTGTATCCAAAGTTGACGATTGGGAATTAGCTATGGGCGTAAGAACACAAACAAAAGATAAAAAACTTATTGAGCCGGAACTTGGTAACAAAGTTACTTCAATAGGTGGTTTACATAGAACAGGCTATGCTTTGGCACCGGATCTCATAGCACAATGGATAGCAAGTTTATAATGGACACCATATACTTTTTAGGCGCACCAGCAACTGGTAAAACAACATTAGTAAAATTGTTTACTGAACATTGGTTTGATATGGAATCAGTTAAAACACCAATAGCATATCGCATACAAAAGGATCTACATTCAAAAGATAGTAAATACAATATACAACTTGGTAAAACTGCGCCTGTATATGCAGGAACAGATACTCTAAGTTTTACTGCAATTGATAAAATGCCGGATCTATACAAATTATGGGATAGTAAAGACAAAATTAAATACATTTTAGGTGAGGGCGATCGACTTGCTAATAGAACTT